TTTTCCATTATTTGCACTAATGTGTGCAAAATTAACTAATTCATTTCCTTGGATTGTTCCAATAAAATTATTTGAATTTTTAGTATCATCATATAAAACTGGTTCCATATTATCAATTTCTTCAGGAAGAAGATCTGTTGCCCAAAAAATAACTAAACTTTTTGTAGATGGATTATACCATGAATTATCCCCATTATATTTTACAGAATCATTCCAATTATATTCTTCATGATACACTAGAAGATTGTAAATATGTTCATGATCATACTTAGTTTGATCTACAAACAAATCTTCAATATTATGAATAAAATATTTTGAAGACTTTACGATAGGAATATTTTTACTACAATTTGCTTCAGTAATAAATATACAATTTTCAAAATCTCCATCTATCTCAATGTCATCAAACCACTCAACATTATATCCGAGACTCTTTAATGTTTTAAAAAATCCATAATGAATATATGAATGTGTGTGCGAATTTAAAGGATATCCCCAAATTACAAATTTTTGATTGAGATTTAACTTTTGTTTAAACATGAAATTCCTCATTTTTTTTATGCAAATGGATAATTTTCCTATTATTTGGATCTATATTAGGATAATTATGAGTTTCATTGGGATTATCATAAACCTCAGGAAACGCATACTCTGGACCTAAAGTACAAACTCTTTCAAAATTATCAAGAAAAAATTTATTAAGATGACTTTCATCGTGCCATTCTGCTACAATATCTTTTTCCAAATCTTTATCAATTCTTTCCGAAAGAATTTTACACAATTCAATTACAGATTTACCTTTACCTCCCCATAAACAACCCTGCCAATAAATTTCACCATCATCATCAATATATGCTGAAGAAATTTTTCTTCTTTCATACGGCATTATCTGCTTCTTTTTATAAAATCCTGGATGATAAACACCTATAAAATCTTTATTAGTTAAAATTTCATCTTCCAAAATTTCTCTATTGACCAACATATCTGCATCCAAATAAATGATATAATCATATTCGGACAGAGTATCTTTTTGATTTAAAATGATATGAAATCTTTCCAATGTCATACTCGGCCAAGATTTATGTTTTGTTGAAATTACTTTAATATTTGAAGGAATTTCTCCTACAAACTCTGCATCTGTGAAACAAAAATAATCTTTTTTGCAATTTGGTAAAAAATATTTTTCACATTCTTCATAATAATTTGCAAAAAAATTTACATAAGTTCCAGTCCCAATAAAAATAACTGCCACAAAAATTTTTTCCATAATTCATTTACTCCACAAATAAACATAATCACTTTGCTGAACATGAAGATGTGAAAAATTTTCTTTAGATAATACAGTTCTGACTGCAACATAAATTGGATTTTGCCCATCTATCAATATTCTATTACCATCAACTGGGGCGTTTAACTTCTTGATATCATTTGTATTAATTGTATCCATAATAAAAATTTCAGTTTGTTCATATCCATTTTTTTCAGAATATAATGAAAAAAATAATTCTGGAGATATTTGCCAAAAACCATGCCCACAAAAATTATTTGCAGGCAATATGTGTATAATTTGCCCACCTACTTTACACAATTTAGAAACATTATATAATGCGTTAGGTATATTATAAACATGCTCTAAAGTACCATAATCAATTATAGTATCATATTTTTCAACAATATCATCATCGCTGATTATTTTACTTAAATCAAAAATTACGGATGCACCTTCATAGTCAGAATTATCGGCAGAATCTACATGAGTTGATCCAAAACATTCTACCAATAAACTTTCACAATATCCTCCATAATTTTTATTTGTATATAAAGCATTTTTAATAAGATCAGTAGCAACATGTATTTCTTGTTTGCCAAGGGTTATTGTCCTATTAAAATTTCCATATTGTTTACAATAAATCAAATGATTTAATCCAGCAATATCTATTCCCATATTTTACCACTAAAAATTTTATTTTACAATTAAAACAATTTTATTATCATATGAAGCTATTTGATTGCTCCAAGTATTTTCTATGGGAATATCAAAAATTGTACAAAATGAATATTCTAACTTAGAAACATATTTTTCAAATTTTTCTTTTTGATGTTCCAATACATCTTCTATTATGTAAATTCCACCTTCTTTTAACATATGAATAGAATTTTCAAAAAATGTTATATTTGCAGGATAATCATGTAACCCGTCATCAATGATGATATCGAACTTAGTATCTTCAAAATTATCCCAAAGATTTTCAATATCTTCAGGATTTGTTTGATCTACATAAAAAGTCCATATATTTTCATCATCAAATAAAATTCTTTTGTCAATATCAGCACCACAAATATTTGCATTCTTAAAATATTCTCTAAAGGCATATAAAGATGCTCCAGGAGTTCCATTCTTTCCCATACTAGATGGAACATCGAGATTATTTGTACCCAAACCCAATTCAAAAAAATTAATATTTTTTCCTACAAATTCAGAAAACAAACAATCATAAAACGTTGTGTAATTGTGATATGTACTTTTATCGGAATTATTATTTTTAAACATTTCACACATTAAAGTATGTTTATTATATCTTTTAGTTTCAGTAAAATTTTCAATTAAACTTTTAATATTTGATAAGGTCATTTTCTTAACTCTATGTGATTTTTATCTAATGCCAGAATTTTAGGTTCAATCTCTGGAAAATTTGAACTAAGCACCCACCCTTCAGGATTTTTTAAAGCTTCCTCTGGATAACAATAAGAAGGAGATAAACTTAAAGTGGGTGGATTATCAATCATATAACGATTCATATGACTCTCATCATGCCACAATGCAATTACACCATTTTGCAAATCAGTATTCACTCTTTCGGAAATCACTTTAGACATTTTTAAAAAATCTTCAGTTTTTCCACCATTAAATCCTCCAGCATAATAAGTTTCACCTTCACCATATGGAACATACGCAAGAGAATTTTGATTTCTATCATAAGTCATATCATTTATATTATAAAATGATTGCCCAGGATGTTTGGTAGCAACAAGATCACTTAAAACTTCATCACCAACTTTATCGACAATTGCCATATCTACATCAAAATAATAACAATAATCGAATTGAGAAATAAACTCACTTTCTTTCATAAAATAATTATATCTCTTTAAAGTGGGCATTGGCCAAGATTCATGATCAATCTTACAAACCTTTACATTATCAGAAGTTTCTACTTCATGATCTGTGAAAAGAAGGCATTTAATTTCATGCCCATTTAAAAAATTTTCCTCTATATTATCAAGAAGTCTTTCAACAAACTGAATATATTTGTTTGTTGCAATAGTAAGGATGCAAATTTTCATTTTCCTATAAAATAATCCAATCAGAACAATACAAGTCTTCTGTACTATAATTTATACAACTTCCCCCAAACCAATTTTTGGGGGCAATAGTTTTTTCACTTTTTGCCAACCAAGACCCCCACCAACTAAAAGAACTATTTGCAATAATGTGGTAGGAGCATAGGGTCATTAGACAAAGATCTACTTTAGTATCACCACCCTCCGAAATAAAAAATCTATCAGGACTAAAGAGTTCTTGGTCATTACACCATTCAGGATCATCAGAAAAAATAATTACTGGCAATTCACTATCAAAATTAGAAAGAGACTTTTCATAATATTCTAGTGATTGTGTTGGATGATTTGGATTAATAGTATAATCTCCTCTACGAACATGGAGAGAAATAACTTTTTGGTTGCCAAAAAGTTGCGAAAAAATTTCATTTGATATTTTACAAATATCTTCTTTGAATCTAAAATCTTTTCTAATATCTTCTTCAATGTGCTTAAAATATTTTTCACACTGAAAATATCCAAATAAATCTACATTGTCTGGACAATTATAGTAAATATTTTTATCAAATCCAAACGTAGACTCACTCAATCTAGGATATTCGGAAAGATTTTTATCAAAATTACTTAATTCGAAACAATCGCAAATAAAGGCATCAGATTCACGAACATTATTATCAATGTTTCCAAATACTTGTCTTGGTGGAATAACAAAATCATATCCTCTTCTTGCGGCAATACCCTTTAAAGAGGCATACTGAAACATTTGATTTCCCAGCCTACCTAAATTGCCAAGATAATTAAATGATAACATTCTTTTTATACCATTCATATGTTTTTTCAATGCCTTCACGAAGACTAATTTTGGGTTCCCATCCAAGAGATTTAATCTTATCTACATTTAGGACTTTTCTTGGTGTTCCATTTGGTTTTGTAGTATCCCAGTTAATCTCCCCAGCAAACCCAACAACGTCAGAAATCGTTTCGGCAAGTTGTTTAATTGTCACATCTTCACCAGCACCAACATTAATATGTTCCACTTCATTATAGGCCTGCATACAAGTATAACACGCTTCTGCAAGATCATTAACATGCAGAAACTCTCTCATAGCAGATCCATCACCCCAGAGTTTTACTGATGGTCCATACCAAGGACCACCTGGATCTATAATATAACCATCTTCCTTTGCATTATGAAACTTTGCAATCATTGCAGGAAGAACGTGAGATGTCTCTAAATCAAAGTTGTCGTTGGGACCATAGAGATTTGTAGGCATCAGGGAGATGGCATTAAAACCATACTGTTGACGGTATGCCTGACACATCATAATACCAGTAATCTTTGCAATTGCATAGGCATCATTTGTTGGTTCCAAAGGACCGTCCATCAACTGATCTTCAGTGATTGGTTGAGTTGCAAACTTGGGATAGATGCAGGAAGATCCCAAAAATAGAAGTTTTTTAGCGCCAAACTCATAGGCATTGTGAATAATATTATTTTGGATCATCAAATTTTCATAAAGAAAATCTGCCTTATAATTATTGTTCGCCATAATACCACCAACTTTGGCAGCGGCAACAAATACATAATCGGGTTTTACACCACTAAAAAATCCTTTGGTTTCTCTTTGATTTGTAAAATCAACCCAATCACGAGTTCCAGTAACAATATTTTTATATCCTTTTTCTTTTAAGTTTCTAACAATTGCTGATCCAACCATTCCATTGGCACCAGCAACTAAAATTTTACTATTACTGTCCATAAACACACATATCCTCAACCAATTCTTTAAATGAAATCTTAGGTTCCCAACCTAATTTCTCCTTTGCCTTAGTGGCATCACCTAACAAAGTCTCTACTTCAGCAGGTCTGAAATATTTAGGATTGACCTTAATAACCTCTTTTCCAGTAAAAACATCATACCCAATTTCATTAAGACCTTCACCCCTCCAAGTAATTTGCATACCAAAATAAGGTGCCGCTTCTTCTACAAACTCACGAACCGAATACTGTTTTCCAGTGGCAATTACAAAGTCTTCTGGTTCATCCTGCTGTAGCATTAACCACATTGCTTCTACAAAATCTTTTGCATGTCCCCAGTCACGTTTGGCATTTAAATTACCAAGATACAAGCAATCTTGAAGTCCAACAGAAATCTTAGAGAGTGCCTTTGTAATCTTACGGGTTACAAAAGTTTCACCACGGCGAGGACTTTCGTGATTGAAAAGAATACCAGTACAAGCATACATTCCATATGCCTCACGATAGTTCTTTGTAATCCAGTATCCGTAGAGTTTCGCCACACCATAGGGAGAGCGAGGATAGAAGGGTGTGGTTTCTTTCTGTGGTATTTCCTGAACTAGTCCGTAGAGTTCGCTTGTAGATGCCTGGTAGATACGTACACGGTCTTCCATGCCCAGGAGACGCACTGCTTCAAGAACCCTGAGAGTTCCCATAGCATCGACATCAGCAGTATATTCAGGCATCTCAAATGATACTTTGACATGACTCTGAGCACCAAGATTATAAATCTCATCTGGTTGGACTTTTTGAATAACTCGAACTAGGTTAGTAGAATCAGTAAGATCGCCATAGTGAAGACTAAGACGATTATAAATGCCATCAATTCTGTGAGTATTGATAAGGGAGGATCGTCTGATGATTCCGTGTACTTCATATCCTTTTTCCAAGAGTAATTCTGCAAGATAAGATCCATCCTGCCCAGTAATACCTGTTATTAATGCAACTTTCATATGATAAAGTCTTTTGTATCATTATACTAAAAAAGGAGAGTTTATGCAACTCTCCTCCAGATCTTTCAGGCTCGCCACCAATTCTTTAACTGGAAATTGGAAACCAGGCGGGAGAGAGTCCCATCCGCACCACTTGCTCTTGAGAAAAGCAAGAAAACAATAGGGTCATATTTGACTCCACCAGTACTTTTAAAGTCTCTCCGTGACTAAAGGGGTTGCTCCCGACCAGTGCGCTTTTTAAGTCATCCCGAGACTATTGATCCCAATCGAGAATATCATTCTCTTTCATGTAACAAGGAACTCTATCTGAATCTAACCATTTCGCATACTCAATATCTTCCATTGCAGTAGTACATTGCATAGAATTATCAAACAAATAAATGTCATTCCAGTGTTTAGTGTAATAGTTCTGTTTCTGTAGACGATAATCGGGCATACCGTTGAGTTCAATAATTCCTTTTTGAACAAAACGATAACCTTCCCGCTCAAGTAGAACTTTTGTCATCACGCAACTTCGGAAGTTTCAAGATCATTGGCAATACATTCGATAAGAATATCATAGTTATCAAGAGGGTCTTCAGAAAACATTACACCCTCATTTTCATAATATCGACGAATCTTTTTGTAAAGTTTCGGACTCTTTACATCAAGATAAAAATCACCATTAACTGCAGATTTAAGAGTTTGGAGGTCTTTCTTAAATTTAATTGTAACCGACATTGATTTGATTTGTTTACCTAATAATTATAGGATGGTTTGACCTTTAAGTCAAGTATGCCAGTGAAGAAACTGGCAATCGGGGTGATAGGATTCGAACCTACGACCTCCCGCTCCCAAAGCGGATGCGCTACCAAACTGCGCTACACCCCGTTACACCGTTATTTAGTTCGGTGTATAAGCATTATACCCATTACTGGAACGGTTGTCAACCCCATACCACATATAAACAACCAAACTGGACTATGTGCCAGATATTCTACAATATGAAAAATCATTGTGGATATGCGTGATTGAGTGCCCAAACAATAAATAGTCCGATTATACCAAAAATAGTCATTGCTGAAAATATTGTGCTACTCATATTTTCCTTTTCCATATAAAAGATTAGTTAAGAGTAATTTTAAGAAATGGGAGTAATGGTGGAATAACACCGATTAACCTTAAAAGTCCCTCAGCAAATAGAGCAAGAACCACCCAACCGACGCACATACTAATGATAGAAGCATTACGGTTGTGTCTTCGTATAGAAGCATCGATCATCTCCTGAACTTCTGTGCGTGTAATAAACTCTTCCTGCTCATACATCATTTTTCATCGCCAAGAAACTTTGCAAGAGGATCTCTCTTGGTTTTCACAATTTCGACTGCTCTTTTATAGAACATATTGCCCGTATTACCAGAAGATTCGAAGGTCTCCTTGATCTTCACCCAGTTGTCATAGGTGTGCTGATCCATAGGGTTTTAAGTTGAATACTACTAATTATACTAGTGAGTATTTCTACTGTGTCAAGTTTGTGTTGATACGAAAATATAGATTAAAAAAATCTAAAATTTTGTAATATTTGTAACGGAAAGAACAGGAATCGAACCTGCGAGGGCGTTAACCCCAGCCGCTTTCAAGGCGGTGTCCTCGACCAACCGGACTCTTTCCAAAAATTAAAGTAAAGTCAATAAACCAGCATGTATTTTACGATGACATGGAGCACATATCATAATACATTTTTCAACTTCTGTCAAAATTGTTTCCCATTTATATCCCTTTCCAGCAAGGTAGGAAACTTCTTTTTTCTTATCTTCAATGCCAATATGATGAAAATCAAAGCAACAAGGTGGATGATAATCTCCACAAATTTCACAAGAACCTTTTTCAAGTTTTAATTGATTGAGTTTTTCAACCATTAATTTTTTATTATTATATTCTCGATTATATTTAATTTTTTTAAATTCATTAGATTGCTTTTGAGCCCAGAGACGCTGTGCTTCTCTTTGCTTTTCTTTGTCCTTATAAGGCATTGTTTTTATTTGGTTTTACTTACTATATAGTAAATTAGAACCTTTGCCAAGTCCTCAGCGGACTTCAAAATCTAAACGTCTTACCTTACGTTGTCTTCTTGCTTCTTGAAAAGCAAGATCTTCATTAGATAAAACACCAGATTTTGATTTGGTATGTATAGAGTTTAGCATAACAACAGAGGATAAGTCAAGTGCTGAGATAACTCCTCCACGAATAGTTGCCATATTAAAGCATCCACATGTCACTGTTTTGCTAGGATGCCCTTCTATCTCTCTGTTGCACGACTTGCAACGAATACGTAAGTTTTCCATTTTTATTATGAAATCAATTAATAAAATTTATTGTTGCTGAACGAATGGTTGTACTTGATATGGATCTACTAGTTGTTCTTCAGGAACTTCAATAGGGGTTTGTTCAGAATCTTCGATTGAAAGTTTAGCAGTCTTTTCAGTAAATGATCTTAACATCCAAACAAATTTACCATGAGATTCCATCAAATCTTGAGAAATACTAGCAGTCGCATATTGCTTCTGTGCTTCTGCTTCTTCAGATAAACTAGTAAGTAGTTCAATTAAAGTGAGATTATCAATCATCAAACGCTTGATCATCTCATCAGATTTTGTAATCGGTTTACCGGGAATAATTTGTTTTTGTCCCATTTCGTCAATTTGGGATGTGTTAGATCCTTCACCAACTGTTGCAACCTCAACCATTCTTGTGAGAGTTCCAATTGGACGAACATTCATAAAACGCATGTGTTCACTGATACGATCAATCTCTTCGAACATAGTTTCATATTGTTCACCAAAAAGTGTATGAAGTTGTTGAAAGTCAGGGCCTACTACATTCCAATGAAAAACCCATGTCTTATGAAAAAGGACAAAAAGATTTGCCTGCACATCACTAATGAGTTTGTATAATTTTTCCATTACACCAATACTTTTTTCAAGTATTTATAAAGTGGGCAATCGCAGATTCGAACTGCGGACTTTCTGAATGTAAATCAGACACTCTAACCGCTGAGTTAATCGCCCAATAAAATCAATCTGGATAACTAGATTCTAACATAAATTCTACAGTATTTGCTATATCATTCATAGCATCACGAAGAAATGGTTGTTGACCAGATTCTTGCCTACGAACAGGGCGAGAGGAATCACATAAAGTCCACCGCCATTGCTGCATAGATTCACAGTACCAGAGTGTTATTTTCATTTTCTGATATTTTAAATTGGCGAGATTAGTAGTAATCTCTTAAATATTTTAAAGTAAAAGGGGAGTTTTGTCAACTCCCCCCAGGTTAATTATTAAATCAGAACCTAAAGGTCGTCTGAATCACACCACCATAGTTGTCAGAAGCATTCTTCAGACCTTGGTTGTTGGACACATAGAACACAGCAGGAGTTACGCTGATGTTATCACTAACCTTGTAACGATAGAATGCTTCCCACATAATAGCTTTCTGACTGTCAGTAAGAGAAGCAGCGTTACCAGGAGCGCCAATAGCAAAACCAGCAGCATTACCCTTAGCAAATACATCTGCCCACTGAAGACCAGCAAACCAAGTCTGGGAGTTGGTAGCACCAGTAGGAGTAGTCTTACCTAGAGCATTCAGACTAATATCATTCCAACCATAAGCACCAGAGATAGAAGGAATGATACCAGACTTCTTAGGTTGCCAATAAGCATTAATGCCATAACTGTTGGAGGTTTGACCTGCAGCAAGGGAACCAGAACCACCGTTAATAGCGTTGAAGTTACGAACACGGGTTCCTTCAGTACCATAACGGTAACCAAAGGCAATACCATACTGAGGAGCACGATAACCAATCTGTGCCAGAGTGTTCAGAGCACCAGTTTCATCAAACTGACCCTTGGAACTATCCGAACCATTCTGAGCAACATAGTTTACACCAGCAACGATACCACCCTTCTTTCCAGGTTGAGCATACTGGATACCAAAACCAGAACCAGTTGCCTTATTATAAACACCAGAAGCACCAGCAACTTGGAAGAAGTCAAGGATATCGGACTTATAAGCAGAAGGAATCCATGCCATCTCAGTGTTACGAACCAGAGCACCAGCAGTCAACGTCACACCCTTAGTAAGGGCAGGGAAACTGTAGTACAGACGATCAAGTTGTACAGCATTTGCATACGATTCTGCCTTATCAAGTTTGAACAGAGAAGAAGAAGAACCGAAAGGTTGACTAGAGAAGTTGCCAGTACGCAGACGAGTGCGAAGCAAATCCTTACCAGTAAAGGAAGTATCAAAGTTCAGACGAACATCATAGTTGAATGCAGTGTTACCAACGTTGGTTCCGTTAGCAAGACGAGCACCTTCTACACCACCCAGAACGAAGGTTGCTTCACCTTTCAGTTTGGTTGTGGTGGAGAATTGAGTTGCTTGAAGTTGACCAACCTGAGTTTCCAGTTTAGCAACACGACCACGAATGACAAGAAGTTCGTCAGCAAACTCTTTCGAAAGACGTTGGAGTTCATCAGTAACTTCAGTCACACGATCAAGGCAAGCATTCAGAAGTGCTGCTGCCTCAAAACGAGTCATAGCCTTACCACCACCATAGGTGCCGTTGGGATAACCTGCTACGCAACCATAACGCTCCACGAGGTTGCTGAGTGCCTGATATGCCCAATCAGAAGGTTGAACATCAGAGAATTGAGTGATGCTTGTTGCTTGCTCAGCGGAGTATTGATTGACTGCTGCCATATTAAGATCTGCGGCATTCGCAACAGCAGGAGCAATCATACCAAGAGCAACAGGTGCAAGCATCAGTTGTTTGATTTTCATAAAGTTGTTTTTAATACTAAACGACAATGTAAAGATTTACAACAAAGTAAATCTTCGTTATTTAGGCGTCTTAAGCAAATCTTAAGATTGAGAGTATCTTAGAGCATCTTGAGTCTTATGTCAACTAAGATTTGGTTAAGAAGCGGAGTATCGGATTCGAACCGACGACATCTAACTTGGAAGGATAGCGTTCTACCACTGAACTAACTCCGCAATGTGGGAGATTTCTCTCCCAGCACTTCACTTCACACGGAAGTATAAAGTATAAGA